TGGGGTTACCCAAAGATCCTAAGAGTTCTAATTACCAGTGTGTGACAGTTGAAGAGAATAATGATAGATGTGATAGGCAACAGCGTGCTATAAAGAAATATTGCCACCATTTCTTTAATTTGTTTAGTGGGGAATACATCGATATCGAACCACTAGATTATGTGCGTGATCATTATGCTGATGCACATCCTAAGAAGGCGTTGCGAATTAAAAGTTTTGAAGCATTATTGGCAAAAGAACTAGATTTCTTCGATATGAGTTTGTGGAGTTGTGACCACGTCTTGATCAAATTGAAACTGAATGAGTACGCTAAGAAAGGAAAGTTTCCTCGCGTTATCAGTGATTTGTCAGGCAGTTTAAAATATGGTCAAAATGTGTTGTCGTCTATGGTTGGAATGGGTGTCGTGGATGCTCTCAAACACATAATGGAGAAGCCGATCATTTTTGTCAAATATGGAAAACGTTGCATCATTCTCTTCATACCGGGACCGCGTATGACAGTGTTATCAGGTGCCTTTGATTTGTTAATAAATGGCATTTACGAAGGAGAGTATTACTCTTATAGGTTTATTTATTTTTCAGATGACTCATGTGTTGCATATGACACAAACGATGGAGTGGTCATGGCTAATGTTGATATTTCTTCTTGTGATGCTTCTCATTCAAGGGGGATCTTTACATTAGCCCAACAGCTAGGCGATCTAACTGGCCAAGGTAGAATTATGAAATTGTTGATAAAGCAATTGTGTTGCGATATACACATACCAATAAGTGTGGATGAGAAAGGCAGGCGAGTGACATCCCACACTATTGTTTATGGTCTGAATACCCCTAGGTTGGCTAGTGGTTCAGTGTTGACAACTTTCATCAATAATCTGGCTAGCGCCCTGATTGGTATTAGCTGTGGGCATGACTACTGTAAGGGGTCAGATGAACCTATATCGACTGGGAGTCACTTTGCTGGTTACTATGTCACTAGTGAATTGGCGCAATGCCCGGAAGACCTTCAATTTTTGAAGCACTCTCCAATGATGTGTGAGGTGTCTGGGGATATCAAATATTATCCTGTTATGAACTTAGGGCCTTTCTTTAGACAAGATGGGTGTCATATTGGCACATTCCCAACTGTCAAAGGAAAGAAGATGAGTGTTGATGCTTTGGCTGTAGCACATAGAATTAGTGTATTTAGGGGGCTGTACCCTTATTGCAAGTTCGGGTGCTCAATGGATAGCCTCCACACAAAAAATATAGTTCATAACAAGAATGTTGATTATGATGACACCACAGTGGTTGTTGTAGACCACGACTCACTTTTCAAACGTTACACTGCAATGACAGATGAGACTTTGTCAGAACTTCTCACACCAGGGGTGGTGTATGAGTTGGAATCTGATTTGGGTCAAGTCTGGAGTTGTGTCATGGCTAAGGATTATGGCTATTAATGCTGTACTACCTAAACCATGCTGTTGGTCATTTAAATTACCAACATAGTAACTTGTGCGGTGAGTTATTACATGTTTAATAGGCAGCTACCTATCGGGTGGCGTAAGC